TAAGGTTTAGGGTATAGAGAGAGGGTTATTTATTGATCAGTGAAACGTACACGAACTTGATAGCCAACGCTGTAGTTAGCACTTGGTGCACCTGTAGAGGTCACTTGTGGAATAAGAATAAGATACATTGCTCCTGTAGCAATACTAGCAATAGTAGCACCAGAACCAGAGTACTGAGTTGAAGTATTCAACGGTTTGTACTTTTTAATCCAGAAGCTTCGCTGAGCTGCAGTACTGCAAGTACGCACTTTGTCGGTAATCACAATAAAACGTTCTCGATTGTTTAAATTATTTGGGGCATTTACATCAGCTGATGTTAAGATATCTGTGATAGCCGGTCCCACTCCATTTGGTTGTTTGTCATAAACTAACATGATACGAAGAGTACTTTCTTGATCAACAAGGTTAGCCGCACTCAATCTCATATAGAGTGATTTCATTTTGATTTCACGTCCAACTCGATTGTTAAAATCATTTCCGATAATAACACCATTAACCAAGAAGATACCTGCCGTTGCCAAGTTAGCTACAGCTTGAACATTTTCGATGAATTTCTTCTCAATTCCCATCATGCGCGCATTGAACAACCCACTAGGCGCGAGTCCTGAACGAGGCGCCATTGGAAATGCGGAAACAAGGGATGGAAGACCTCTTCGACCAGCTAAGACATCTGCACGCCTTTGAGCAGCCGCTGCTTTGTTACGAGCGATACGTTCACGTTGAGCAACAGTTAAACCACTGTTTTTGTTGTATGTTGACATTCTTAGAACAGATTCGGAAATTAATTAGAAACGGAATAATAGCGGGCCGATATTCCTCCGCTCTTATATATAAGGCAAGGCGCATTGCAGCGTTAATATTACCTACGCTGCATCGCGTCCCCTGCGTCCCTGCGCCATGTCTTTCCGTCTCAATGCCAAGCAATTCTTTCTTACGTTCCCACAATGCGAGGTTCCGAAGCAACTTGTGGCAGAACGGATTGTCAACCGATTAGGTGACAATCTTGCTGCGTATGCAATAGCAGCTGAACACCACGCTCCTACGCCAGACGACCCTGTCGGTGGACCTCATTTACATGTTTTGATACATCTTAAAGAACGAGTCAACTATAAGAATCCAAATTGTTTCGATTATCTCACTGAATCTCATGGTAACTACCAAGTCCAAAAAGGATCATTGGCACAAGCCGCGACCTACCTGACGAAGGAAGATATTTCGCCATTGTGCTACAATATCGATCTTGAAGCTGCCAAGCAAAAGAAAGCCAGCAAATTCGACACTGTCGCTAAGATGGTTCTAGAAGGTTCTACGATGGAAGAGATTGAAGAACAGCACCCTGGCTTTGTTCTAAATCACAAACGCAAGTTAGATGATTATTTCGAATTCCAAGAAAAGAAACGAGCCAAAAAGGTAGTCCGACCTGGTCCTCATGAACTGATAGTAAACGGTGTTACAATTGAAATAGGAACAACTCGACCATATCGTCAACAGCAATACTATGTATGCGGTCCTCCAGGCACTGGAAAAACAAGCCTCATTACTCGCCTCACTGAAGCAGGATTTCGAGGATTTCCAATTCCGTACAATGGACATTGGGAGGAATGGTCTGATGATGAGTATGACTTTGCATATGCTGATGAATACAACTCTCAGGTGAAGATCACCGAGATGAACCAATTCCTAACTGGAGAGACTATGCCATTGAATTGTCGCTATCGCAACAAGAAGAAGCAAAAGAACGTACCGACCTTTATCATTTCGAATCGACCCATGCACGACCAGTATCCGAACTGTCCACTCCCAATTCGCCAAGCCTTTTGGTCACGAATGCAAGAGATTACGACTGTTACTTTCTTGGAAGTGGAACTGAATCCGATTCTTCCAACGCCAGCTCCCCAGAGCCCTACTCAATCTTTGATACCTATGGACGAGGACAACAGTACGAGGACTATAGTTCCATATGAAGAACCAGCTTATCTTGATGAAGTTGCCTATACTACTCGTCGCATTGCGATACAACAAGGTTTAATTGAACCTTTCCAATAAAAATAAGGTTTAGGGTTTCACCTGCCACTTAAGGTTTAGGGTTCATAATATAAGGTTTAGGGTATAGAGAGAGGGTTATTTATTGATCAGTGAAACGTACACGAACTTGATAGCCAACGCTGTAGTTAGCACTTGGTGCACCTGTAGAGGTCACTTG